GCGCCCTCCGCGACCGCATCCATTCCGTCCGCGTCCAGCACGGTGTCGCCGCTCACCAGCAGATTGATGGCATATTTGGAGCGCAGTGCCGCGACGGCCATCGTCGCGTATCGCTCGTGCATCGCCCACGGCTGGCCAAAGATTTTCTGAGCGACCCGCGATAGCTCGCCCGAACGGTTCACGGGGCGAAGGCTGATGTCACTCATCGGAGGCTCCCTGGTTGGTCGGCGCGGCCGGCGCCGGCGCGACGTCCTCTTGGATCGTCACGCCCTGCACGGTCAGATCCAGCGGCACCTTGTGCTTTTCGGCGAACTTAATCTCGAGCCCGCGCTGAATGATGTTGTCCTGCCAGTTGGTGCCCTGCGAACTGCTTTCGCTGGAAAGCGTCGACAGCACGCTGCCCATGCGGCGATTGGACGCCGCGACTTCCTTGAGCGGATCGACCCAACCCATGCCAGGCCCGGTCCAGAAGCAACGCGTGTATGCGCCGCGCGCGTCGTAGAAGTCGGGCGCGCCGGGCGGCGGCTTCAAGATATCCAGCGCGAACGCTTCCTCGATCACCGCGTCATACACCAGGCTGGCGACGTGCTGAGTGAACATGATCCGTTCGAAGGTCACCGATCGCCAAGCCTCGCTGATGCTGCTGCGGGTGCTGCTGTAGCTGGCCTTGGAGAAATCCAGCGATAGCTGCTCGAAACTGACGTTCAGCGAACTGGCGAGCTCACGCAGGAAGGCATTGCGGAATGGATCGAAATCCATCTGCGAGCCCTCAAGGCCTTCAAACTTAATTTCGTCGTTCGGGCCAAGCACCGGGATGCGCTTGCCACCGAACGTCAGGTTCATTTTCTCGTAGGCGTCGGCCTTGTAATCATACTCGCTTTTGCCGTCATCGCCGCCGGGCGCCATGTGCTCGGCCGCCTGCTCGGCCGACATCGTCGTTTTCAGGTACGTCGCCATGTACGCTTGGCTGACAGCGTGCTGCAGCGTCGCGCGGCTGAACTGGCTGAGCATTTCGATCGTGCTCAGTACGGCGGCCAGCGTGGTCAGGGCGCGCTGCAGGCCGGCGCGACGCTTGAAGAACCAATGGAAGCCCATCGGCCGATTGCCCTGGACGATCCGCGGTATGCGCTCCCAACGCGGCGTGCCCAGGTTGCTGATGTCGGACGGATGGCCGACCCGAATATGCAGCGCTTCCATCGCGTCATTTTCGTCGAGCTCGCGCCCGTCCTGCAGCGTGATCAGGCTGCCGTCGGCCAGCCGCTGGTTCGGCCCGTTGGACAGGCCCATAGGATTCGACAAGCGATCCGGGTCCACCATCTTCACATAGGTGGCCCACTTCCAGCCCTTGCGGTTGGCGCGATCACGATCATAGCCGATGTACCCCAGCACTTCGCTGTCTGGCCCGGCGAGCGTGCGGAAGCCCTGCCACATCAGGCCGCCGAACTGGTAGTGGCCTTCCGCGTCGCCGCGGCAGTGGATGTCGGTGGCCCACTCCTGAAACGCACTGCTCGCCGCCTGCTGATATTCCAGCATCCAATCGGCGTCCTGGTTCAGCCAGGTGATGTCCGGTTGCGGGTTCGGCCGCAGCACCGGCCCGATTACCGTGTTGGCCTTCCGATCCAGGCCGCCACGGATCATCTCGGTGTTGCGCTCGGCATCGCGGCTGTTGACCAGCCCGCGCTCACGGTTCGCCGACACCTCGGCGCGCGCGCTCATCTTGGGCGCGAACAGGACGTCTTTGCCCAGCCCCATGTTGCGGTACTGCTCGGCGCCGGCGATGAAGCCCTCGTAGCTCCCGCGGTAGCGCGGCTTGCCGTCTGCGCCGAACCCGGTGAAACGCGCGGTGCCGGTGCCCTTTAGATCGTCGCTCATATCGATTTGAACCTCACACCGATCGCACGGCCGCGATATGGAAACAGATCCGGCCACCGCCGGGAGCGCTCGTAATACAGCTGCTCGAGCGCGGCGGTCAGCTGGCCACTGTTGGCTTGAACATATTCCATCAGGCGACCTTCGCCCTGGATCTTGGCGACGCCGTCGCCCATCAGGATTTCCTCGGCCCTCGCCTCGTACAGCACGATCTTGGCTTTAAGCTCATCGTCGCTCAGGCCGCGGTAATCAGGCATCGTCCGACGTCCCCACATGGTTGATGCGGAGCATCCGCGCGTAGGGAGATACCGCAGTGCGTGGCTTGGTGTCGATTCCCGCGTCCACGCCTGGGCGGAACGGCCGCGCCCAGCTGGGCGGCTTGGACCAATTCAGGTCGGGCCGATCCGGCGACAAGCTATCACGCACCGTCTCGCATCCGACATACGCGTCCCAGGTCTCGTTATCGCCCTCGCGTACCCACTCGCCGCCGATCAGCTTCTCGGCCACCACTTCGCGGAAATATTTTTCCTCGAGGTCAATCGGCGCGTGCATGAAGCCCGGTCCAGGCAGCTGGATGTTCTGACGCCGGCGGATGATCTTCTTGATCTGGTAGACGATCGCGGTGCGCTCCCACACCGCCCCGCTGAGCGCCTTGCCCTGATCGTCCGTCGTGACCTGTTTCGGCTTGCCGTACAGATGCTCGCCCGTCCTTTTGCTCGATCCCTTGATCAGCTTGATCCGCCAATCGGGGATCGGGTCGGCGGTGCGATGGATCACGCTGGCTGCCCACTTGCGCGCGTTCACCGTGGTGTCGTCCAGACCGCCGGTGTCGACGCCGATCGCCGCGATCGGCATGTGCATCAGCGGATCGCCAAACAGCGGGTAGCTCTGCTGCAGCACGCCCTGCTCGAGCACCGACCAATCCGACAGCACAGTGAACGGGTCGATCGGCTCGTTCGCCCGGCCGGGTTCCATGTGCTGGCCCAGCAGGTATGCGTCGATCAGCCAGCTTTCCTTGCCGAGCGCGCTGTAGCCGATCACGCGCACCTCGAATCCGCGCTTCTGAATATCGACAAACGCCACAATGAAATCGACACCCGGCGGCACGGTGCGTTTGAAATATGTGCCGCCGCTCTGCATCCGGGTGCGGATCACCGCCCACGTGTCGATCTTCTGATCTTCGGCCGCGGCATCCATCACCTCGCCCAGCGTCTTCACGGTGACCTGGCGAAGCGGTTCGTCGTCGTGCTGTTCTTCGAACGTGCGCATGGCGCTGTACCAGGCGGGCGCGGCGTCCCGCAGGCGCACGAACGGCGCCATGAACGCGTGGATCACGAACCCCATGATTTCGTCGACCAGATACTCGCCCTCGACCCGCTTGGGCCCGATCATGTGCTGGCCCGGCTGGACCCACGCGCCGGTCTCGCGGCTCATGACCTTGCGTTGCGCATCCGTGTGCTCGCCTTTGCAGTGCGGGCAGATCAGGCGAACGTGCTGGCGCGCATACTCGATCGCGTCGGTGCGCTCGACGCCTTTCAGCATCGGGTACATCTGCGGCATGTTCCAATTCATCCGCACGGACGCTTCGGCCGCCGGGCTGCTGGGCTTGCCGCAATGCAGGCAGCACCACCACCACAGATGCCGGATCCCATCGGCGATGATCTTGGATATGCCCGCGGTCGGGCCGGCGTCGGGATGGCTGGCCAGATACAGCAGGGCCGCCGATCCGAACTCGCGCTGGCGGTTCTGCAGCAGCGTCAGCAGGCCGGCGAGGATCTTCTTTTGGTAGGCGTCGATTTCGTCGGCGACGATGAACGGCGCGCCCTTGCCTCGTGTCGTCTTGGCGGTCGCAGGCAGCCAGCGGGCGAGGTTTTCGCCGATCTTTTTACGGGCGCGGGCCTGGCGCTTGTATGCGGTGTCGACACGCTCTGCGACTTGCTCGTGGTTCTCGAGCATCCATTCGCCGCGTTCTTCCATGTAATCGTCGATGTCATCGCCCGACTGCATGTACCAAAGCATGTCGCCGTAGGGGCCGTGGGCCCACCGCTTCATCGCGATGTTTTCGGCGGCGACCGATTTGCCCGATCGGGCGTTGCCCTGCACCCCGATCACGCGGACGCCACTCATGTCGGCGCACGCCTGGATGCCTTCGACGTAGGGGGTTAGGTTGAAGTCGAACCGGACCTTCTGATCGTTCCGACCCTTGTGATACCGATGCCCGCGCGTCCAATCGTTGACCGTGACGGCGCTGGCCGGTTTCAGCAGATCAAGACGGCTTAGCCACGCGTCTTCCGCGCTTCCGAGATGTTGAAGCTGCGCCAGCGCGACCAGGTCGGCTTCCAGGGTTTCCAGATCGTGTCGGTTTAAGGCCAGCATCGCCGACCAGCATATCCCTCAATTCGGCGTGCATACGCAACAGCAGGTCGGAACCTAACTTGTCGACCGCGTCGCGCTGGCTGGCGGCGAGCGCGCCGTTCGGATCCAGCACCGTGCCCAGGTTGCCCAGCCGGCTCGACAGGAGCTCGAATATCTTGCTCGCCACCCGGGTCACTTCGTTCGTCGCGAGCAGCTGGCGCTGGAAAACCATCCGCTGCTCAATCTCGCCACGCACCTGGCTGGCCTTGGCCATGTCGGTGATGCTCGGCATGGTGGTGTCCTGGTTCTCCACCCCCAGCAGCCGCGCGATCCTGGCTTGCTTGTCGGCGGCGATCTGATCGTTCCGCACCTCCCATTGCCACATCGCATCCAGCGATTCCCGCCGCGGGTACAGCTGCTCGTTCCCGCTGATCACC